TGTAGATATATATCTTGAAGCCAGTAGCACCTATCAGGGAATTACAGATAGAAAGTGTTCTTATGTCCTCTCAGTATCGATACGAGACGAAGAAAGAACCAGGGAAGGTTTCGGACATTTCGAAGGGACTTACCACCAGGCTGTGCTGATCACATTGGCAGAAGCTTTGGAACGCATGACAGCACCTTGTGAGATCTGCGTATACACAAGAGATACGTATGTCTGCAGCAGGATTCCGAAGATGGAAGAACTGTCCGGATCCGGATGGAAAGACAGCAAAGGCGAACTGATAAAAAATGCAGAAGAATGGCAGCGCGTATATTTGGCCGTACATGCCCTTTCGGATGCGCATGAATTGACCGGAAGATCTGGGAAACACAGTTACTCCGGGTGGCTGCAGGAGGAGATGGAAAAGAGAAACGATGAATGTGGAAGAACTATGGGGAAAAGGTTGGAGCTTGAGACCGGAACAGGACAAAAGGACAATGGAATGTCTGGGAACCATTATTAGATCAGGCATTCGGTTTACATACTACAAAGACGAACAAGGAGGAATATGGTTTGATGATGAACCAGCGGAAGGAAAACCAGAATGGATGCGAAGAGCAGACAGAGAAAGAAGAAAACGTCATGGAATCTATCATGAATGAATTTGCAGAGTATATCTGCGATCACCTCTGTAAATATCCGGAGCAGATCAAGGACCAGGAGAAGCTGAAAGAACACTGCGCAGAGCATTGTGAACATGTGAGATTTCATTGCGCGGTGCTGAATGAGTACAACAAAATCAATAGTTTTGATCATAGCCAGGCAGCACGACTTATGGACAAATACAAAAACATTGTGTTTTGCGAAGAATGCGAGGATAGACGGAAGTTAGGTGAGACAAGCTATTGCTGTAACATAGATGGAATATGCAGAAATTTGAAACCCGGAGATGGCTGCAGCTGTGGAAGAAGAAAAGAATAGAGAAAAGGGGAAACGATTATGAGAACAATCGCAGTAATAAATTTAAAAGGTGGAGTAGCAAAGACAATTACATCAAACAGTGTCGCATATATTCTTGCAAGCCAGGGGAACAGAGTTCTCCTGGTGGACAATGACAAGCAGGGGGACGCGTCACGTGGATTAAACCGCCGCACCCAGGACGGGGAAGGAATTGATCGCATTATGACAGCCAGACATCCGGAAGACTGGATGAATAAGCTCATTAAGCACACAGATTTTGAAGGTCTGGATGTGCTTCCGGCAAATATGCACCTGCTTAGTGCAAACCAGGCGGTTATGTTAGATCAGACGCGCCCGCAGCAGTTCCGCATCAGGGACGCTCTTGAATGCGTGAAAGATCAGTACGATTTCTGCATTATTGATAACGCTCCGGATATTAATGTATCAACAATCAACGCTTTGACGGCGTGTGATGATGTACTGATTCCGGTTGAAATCGACGACAACACAACCGAGGGCTTGCCGGAGCTGGTGAGCCAGATCGGATACACAAAAGAAGACCTGAACAAAGATCTGGAAAATTTCTGGATCTTTATCACGAAGTACGACAGAAGAAACGAAGCCCAGAGACAGGGACTGGAAATGATTCAGGAAGCAGGCTATCCAATGCTCAAGACAAAAATAAGATACTCCAGAAAGGTATCTGAAAGCACATATGCAAGGATACCGATTCCTCTGTATTCTCCGCGCTCACTGGCAGCGAAAGACTATGAAGATCTTGTAAACGAATACATAACTGCAGTGAAATACGCAAAGGAAGGAGAGGAGGACTAATGGATTTTAATCTTGCTGATATGGTAAACAAACGTCCAAAGCAGGTACAGCAGGAAAATACAAGCGATACCGTATACAGAGACGTGTTCGAACTTGTCCCGTCGAAAGAAAATTTCTACGGGACAGACCCGGACCGGCTCCGGGGCTTGAAAAATTCAATTCAGCTATTCGGAGTAATGCAGGATGTCCTGATCGAGGACGTAAACGGAGAAGATCATATAATTTCCGGACACTGCAGAACAATGTGCTGCAGAATGCTGGTAGAAGAAGGACATGAGGAATTTAGAAAAATTAACTGCAAATACACGACAGTTAAGGATGATACCAGAAAAATGTTTCTGGAGGATGGCGAAGAAGACCATGAGACAACGCAGCTTCTTGAAAAACTGGCAGTTATCCAGGCAAACCGGTTCAGAGAAAAAACGGACTGGGAGAAGATGAAAGAAGCTCTTGAGACAGAAGAAATCATAAAAGGCTTGCGAGAACTCACAGAGCTGAAAGGCAAAACAAGAGACATGGTTCGGGAGACGATCGGAGTGTCTGGAACACAGATGGAAAGATACCATGCAGTCCAGAAGAAACTCAGTCCGGAATGGATGAAAGAGTTTCAATCCGCAAAAATCAACATCACAGTAGCTCGTGAACTTGCAGATCTGGATGAAAAATATCAGAAGCAGGCTATGGAGCACTACATGGAACACGACATCATAACGCAAGCAGAGGTAAGAGCTTTCAAGAAGCTCCAGGAAGACAACAGAGACATTCCTGGACAATTCACGATTGAACAGGCGACAGGGCAGCAGCGACCACCAGAGAACGACACACCGGTACAGCCAGAGCTGCAGATAGAAAGATTCTTCGAAGCCTTAAATAAAGGCGAAAGAGAAAGAGTTCTCAAATGCGACACGAGAATGGCCGCGTATTTAATCAGTATCCGGTACCGGGATGTCAGGATCAGAAACGGGCATTTCAATTATCAGGCCAGCAAAGAGGGGATAACATTCAATCCTGACAGTACAATGCAGTACAGTCTGACATGGAATGAGTTGTCTGAGGAGCTGGTGAAAAGATTCGGAAAGAAACAGAAGCCGGTCCGCATAGTATCCATAGACGCTCAGGAGAAGCCGCAGAGTACACTTACAGAAACAGAAGCAGTAAAAGCGTTGTTTGAGGCGTATCCAAACAAATTAAAAACAATTATGAGAATATGCAGACAGTGCAAGAATAATGGCGAAGCGGCAAAAGCAGTACAAAAAGAGATAGCACCGTATGGATGGCATGCAGTTAGCGGAAGCGAAGTTGAATATACTTTCATGGGATTTACAGCAGGTCTGGAAATTAAAGTTAAAAATGAAAAAGTATCAATGAAATACGGACGATTGATCGTAGAAGCAAAGAACCTCTATGATCCATTTTCTCCAGAATTCGATATAGAGCCAAAGAAACCAGAAGTAAAAGATGATGGAGGACCGGCAAAATGTATCACAGGACAATCTGGATCTGGATTATGCGGAGCAGCTGCTTATTGTAGCCAGGAGTACCACTGCTGTTCTCAGTGCCCGGACGACTGCAACAGCCGTTGCGAATGGATTCTGGAAAAGAGCTGCCAGTCGGCAGCAGAAACACCGGACAAAAAGCAGCAGGAAGACCATTTTGTTGAGGCCAACAAAATGGTAAAACATCTGAGAAATACAGATAAAATCCCGGATGCATGGCCGGAAGATTTAAAAGACATCCCAGTACCTACAGATGTAGAAATCATCGGCTATCTGTACGATGAAGAAAGAAGACTCAAAGAATTTTTTGAAGCAGAAAAAGAAGATCCTGGCTTACCGCACATGACAATCCTGAAACAGCAGCTGATCGTTGGAGGACTGAGAATTATTAAAAATCTTGTAGAAGATTGTAAGGAAGAACCGGAAGAATCAGAACAGCCGCCTCTTCCGATCATGAGAAACAATGACCAGCGCAAGGAGTGGTTGAAAAATTATAAAGCCTGGGGACTCTGGTACACCGATAATCATACCGACGTGAAATATTATAAATACGATTTCCAAAACGGAGCACGACTGATCGTGGAAGAATATGCGCCGAATCCAGGAGAACAAAAAAGCTGGTGGGTGTCAAGAACGACAGAGACATATTACATGCACCTAGTAGGCGGACCTGAACCGGATCGAGTTGGCGGAGTGCCAAAATGGACATATCATGCACGCTATGATAAATTTCCAAACTCAGAAACCGAATTGTGTGAGTTCTTAAAAGGTTTACAGAAGTAGCGGGAGGAATAAAAGATGCAGGAAAAGGCGCTTGTTGCTCACTTAGAGTTACATAAAAAAGTAGTAAAAAACGCCTGGATACTCAGTTACGAGGGCCGCAAGGTCCTTGTGATTGAATTTCGGGAGACTGTCACAGAAGATGAAAGCATTGCGTATATCTTCGCCCTGGCTAAAAGCCTGGTATCAGGAAAAGGCAGCGAAACACTCAGCCCGGAGCTGATGAAGATGGTAAAAGGAACCTATGTCCGGATTCTGGACGAAGAAATGAAGAAACTTATTGATAACGGAATCGAAATGCAGGAATAAAGAATGATGTTCAAAGGAGACAGGAGACATGGACGGTACGGCAACAATTAGCTTAGACACACTGGACGAACTGAGAGAAAAGGCAGAAGAGGCACGATTGGCAACGAACCGGAGCAAGAAGTTCACAAGCAAGCTGATGGACTGCTATGAGTTCGATACAGAGAAATACAACAAAGCACTGGAAGAGATTGACAACAAAGAAGGCCTGACAGACAAGCAGTGTTCAAAACTGATTAGAGAAGCGATGGTGAAACATCTGAAAATTGTAGTGGATCCGGAGATACTGAAAGAACTGATCCAGGAATACATTGACGAGGAAATATCCGACGAGCATATGGACATTGCGCGAGCAACCCTGAAAGAATTGAAACAGATTCAGGTAGTGCTGAAAGAAAAGTGAGGTGGAGGAAGAAAATGGAGAAGACATGTAAAACCTGTATGGAAAATGATTGTGGTCTTTGCGATCGCACCGGCCGCCTGGTAGAGGACGACGATCAGTGCGAAAAATGGACGGGTAAACAGACAGACTGGAGAACTAGAATGATGCAAACGTTCCTTGCCGGACATTAAGGAGGGCGAAATGGTCAAAAAACTGTATGAGGTAAGAAACAGATCCGGTGACCTGATATTAGAGAATGCGACAAGCGGAGAAATTAGAGAAGAACTGCATTGCACAACGGCGCAGGTCAACAACGCCAGAACCTCCGGAGATCACATTTTCGGAGAATACAAAGTAGAGGAGATTGACAGGAAATTAAGCAGAAAGACGGATTTTGACCTGCTGAGAGAATTTGAGTCCGTCTGCGATCAGTTGTTAGGCAGCAGGAAAGGAAAGAAATGAATAAGAGACAGAAAAAGAAACTATACAAGCAGAAAATCGGCAAAAATCCGCCGAAGAAAATGAAGTATTCCGGGAAAAGCTATCACCGGGCAATAAACAAGCCGTGGGGAGGAAAGAAAACGACAGTAAA